CTACGCGATGTGCTTTCAGCTCTCGCTTAAGACCTTGAGGGAAGAGTCCGACAAGCTCAAAGACATCTCAGCAAAAGCTCTGCAAATCGAAGATGAAGAAGTTCAAGCAACGATTCCGAGATAACAGGAGACGACTCATGAACAAGATTTTGACGTGGGAATTCATTTTGATTTTCTGGATCGTGTTGGCCGCGTCATTCCTGATGACCGGCTGCGCATCCTACGTTTCTGCGACGGTCGGTGACCACACTGTACGCACTGGATTCCACCTTTCACACGAGGCAAAGACAGATGACTGAACTAGGTAAAAAATTCTGGACCTGGACCTACATGACCGGCGCAGTCGCCATCATCCTGGCGCACGTTTTTCTGGTCGGCTGCGTAGAGGTCGGCAGCACCAGTGGCGGTGCCACCAGTGACGCTGACGCGACCGGCGGCTCGAGTACGCAAACGCAAGAGCAAGCGCCGGCTGAATGAATGAACTATCCCTTTTCACAGGTGCCGGGGGCGGCGTCCTCGGCACAAAACTCTTAGGCTGGAGAACTGTCGGCTATGTCGAGTGGGAACCCTACTGCCAAAACGTCCTCGCGCAAAGGATCAAAGACGGCTTCCTCGACGAAGCCCCCATCTTCGGAGACATTGACGACTTCATTGTTTCCGGTGCATCTAAAAAATACGCGGGGTTTGTCGATGTGGTTACGGCTGGCTTTCCCTGCCAACCATTTAGCGTTGCGGGAAAGAAAAGAGGCCAAGACGACGAAAGGAACAAGTGGCCGCAGACGATCCAATGTATTCGCGATGTTCGACCCCGATACGCGCTCTTGGAAAACGTCCCAGGTCTGCTTAATTCTGGATACTTCGGCGAAATCCTCTCTTCGTTGGCCGAAGCAGGGTTCGATGCAAGATGGTGTGTGCTCGGAGCAGACGATGTGGGTGCCCCGCACAGGCGTAAACGCCTCTGGATTCTGGCTTACCCCCACGGCCAGCGATTGGAAGAACATGGACACGGCAAAGCAGCCCATGCTTTCCGCGCAAGTGAAGTGGCCGACTCCCACGGTGAACGGCAACTACAACCGGAAGGGTCTGAGCAAGACAAGCGGGGATGGTCTGGCGACAGCAGTGAAAATGTGCAAGACCCCGAGCGCAGCGGATGCCTACACGGGGAACATGAAGAAGGACGAGTTCAAGTTCGGCAACAGCGGGAGTCTAGCTCAAGAAGTGGAGAGCGGGTTTCTGGAGACTCACCGGAAGTGGCCGACTCCGAGGACATCGGATGCGAACGGACACTCAAACCCTCGGATTCAGAAATTAAGGGATGGGATACCCACGCCGCACCAACTACGAGAAGCGGTAGCAGTGGAGGTTACTGGTCAACTGAACCCAACGTGGGTCGAGTGGCTCATGGGGTGGCCTCTCGGGTGGACAGACTTAAAGCGCTTGGAAACGGACAAGTACCAGCAGTGGCTGCAACTGCATGGACGATCCTGAGTACCGGCACTTGAGACTGTGCGCAGCTCGAATGGCGTGGCCGCAACGCTTCCAGCGTACACCGTCAGGCAAGTACACCTGGGGCGAATGGTTCGAGCGCAAGTTCGGCATCAGCCTGGAAGAACTGCGCAAGACTGAGGGCAGCGGTGCCAGCGACCAGGCAGTACGTTCCGGCCGATGATGCACCGCCAGCGCCCTGCGACCTGGGATGCTGGTGGTGGTGGCGTTGCCGTAACGAGAAGCTGGCATGCGAGCCGTTTGAGCGGTTTGTCAATGACCCCTACGCAACCCGGCGGGAGCCGCCCAAGAAGTTCATAGCCACCCGACAAACCTACGACACGATATTCAAGATAAAGCGCGGAAAGATAAGCAAATGATTCACTATCACGGTGGGCCTTTGGGAAAGTCCGCACAGTCGCACGAGTTTTTTGCCGGTCGCCATTCGTTAATCAGTTACGCCCACCGAGCGGAATTGGAGACGATGGCAGAGGTCAGTCATTCGTTTGTTTTAGACAATGGCGCATTTTCCGTCTGGAAGTCTGGCAAACAGCTTGACGTTGAGGGTTATACGTCTTGGGTCGATGATTGGCGGCGGCATCCCGGTTTTGATTGGGCATTGATCCCTGACGTTATCAACGGCACCGAAAAAGACAACGACAGTTTGATCGCCGATTGGCCTTACCCGGCAGACGGCGTTCCAGTATGGCATCTGAATGAATCACTAGATCGTTTGGAAAGACTATCTAGCGAATGGCATCGGGTAGCCCTCGGTTCAACTGAGGGCATGGAACCAGGCAGCAGTCGGTTTTGGAATCGGATTGCGCAAGCAATGGAAGTCGTTTGCGATGAGGACGGCAGACCGAGCTGCAAACTGCACGGTTTGAGGATGCTTGACCCGAGAATATTTGAATCATTACCGCTTGCATCTGCCGACAGCGCGGCCGCTTCAATTAGGTCGTTTATGCCTGGAGAGCGTTTCGGAATCTATTTGCCGAAAAAGGAAAGTCAAAGGGCGAACATCATTGCAGATCGCGTGGAGGCTTGTAACTCAGCCCCAAGATGGACGGCAAACATTTCGGTACAAACGGAGTTAAAACTATGTGGGCAGTAATCTATCTCGCCAGTATTGTTTCAGTGAATTGGCTTTTCACTGTGGTCCCGCCAATCGGTATCTGGCAGCCAACGTCAATGATTGTCGGCCTGACGTTCATTTTCCGCGATATGGCGCAACGCAAGATCGGTCATTGGGTCATCCCGGTGATGTTAGCGGGGGGCGCAATCTCCTACGTCATGGCTGATCCATTCGTTGCCATCGCATCGGTGACGGCATTTCTAATATCCGAGGGTGTGGATTGGCTGGTCTACACGTTCACAAAACGTCCATTGCGCGACCGGATTCTGTTTTCCTCGGCAGTCGGCACGCCGATTGATTCGATTGTTTTCACTGCAATGATTGGAATCCTATCGCCAGCAAATGTGGTCGTGATGACATTATCCAAAATGGTGGGCGCAGTCGTTGTCTGGTGGTCCCTTAAAAAACAACATTAAACAAATGCAGCTGAGCCTGCCCTGGCCGCCGTCCGTCAATAACTACTGGCGCATGGCACGAGGCCGAATCTATATCTCGGCCAGGGGTAAGGCGTACCGTGAGGCGGTCAAAGTGATTGCGCATGGTCGTGGATTCTTCAACCCGGAGACGCGGCTCAAGGTGCATATCACGGCGAACCCGCCGGACCGCCGACGCCGGGACATTGACAACCTGTTCAAGTGCACGCTCGACAGTCTGGAACACGCCAACGTATTCGCGGATGACTCGCAAGTGGACAAGCTCTCGATCCATCGCGCTGTCGTGATTCCGGGCGGTGCCTTGCTCGTAACGATACAATCCGTATCCAGTGAGGAATGAGATGAAGCTGCCGCCAACAGAAAAGCCGCTAACGATCAAGCAGGAGCGCTTTGCGCAGCTTGTGATCGAGAAGCAGGGCCGTTTGTCGGAGGCATACCGAGACGCTTATGACGCTGAGAACATGACCGATGAGTCCGTCAAAGTCGCTGCGCACCGATTGGCGCGGGAGCATGAGGGCGTCGCTAAGCGGATTGATGAGCTGCGCGGCGAGCTATTGGAACGCCACAGGACGAGCGTGGACACGATCACCGCTGAGCTCGAAGAAGCGCGCCGCCTGGCAATGGCTGAGAAAGCCGCAGGTCCGGCAGTGCAGGCGTCGATGGGCAAAGCCAAGCTGCACGGCCTGCTGGTCGAGAAGAAGGAGGTCACCACGCCGCAGGGCGTCAAGTTCGTGATGATGGCACCGGATGCTCAAAGAAAAACCGGAGATTAGATACCAGGCATCCCCGGCACTGTGGGCCTTTCATCAGGATGATGCTTTTGTCCGGGGTGTGATGGGGCCGGTCGGGTCCGGCAAATCCACAGCGTGCTGCTGGGAGTTGTTCAGACGCTGCCAGGAGCAGGAACCGGGACCAGACGGCATACGACGCACCCGCTGGGCCGTGGTGCGCAACACCTACCGCGAGCTGACCGATACCACGGTCAAGACCTGGCTTGACTGGTTCGATGACGTGGGGGATTTCGTGCAGCAGGATATGACGCACCGGATCAAGTTCCAAGACGTCGAGGCCGAGATTATGTTCCGGGCACTGGATAGACCGCAGGACGTCAAGAAGCTGCTATCGCTAGAGCTGACCGGTGCCTGGGTCAACGAGGCCCGGGAAGTGCCGCGAGCGGTGATTGATATGCTGCAGGGTCGTGTGGGCAGATACCCATCCAAGCGGGACGGCGGTCCGACGTGGCTCGGCGTCATCATGGATACCAACCCGCCAGATAACGATCACTGGTGGTATCGACTCTTTGAGGAAGTCGCACCCGACGGCTGGAAGCTATTTAAGCAGCCGAGTGGCCGGGGGCCGGATGCAGAGAACACCGAGAACCTGCCCGATGGGTACTACGACCGGCTGCAGGCGGGCAAGGATGATGAGTGGGTCCGGGTCTATGTCGATGGCGAATACGGATTCATCACCGAAGGCCGGCCGGTCTTTCCTGAGTTTCGGGATCACTTGCACGTTTCGCGTGAAACATTAGCGCCGCTTGAAAACCAAACCATCGTGATCGGCATTGACTTTGGTCTGACGCCGGCCGCGGTCTTTGGTCAGCGCGATGTGCGGGGTCGATGGCGCTGGATACACGAGCTCGTCACCGAGGACATGGGTGCGGTCCGGTTCGCGGAGCTGCTGCAGAACGAAATGGCCTCACGCTTTCCCGGGGCTGAGTACCAGGTATGGGGCGATCCGGCGGGCGACCAGCGGGCGCAGACCGATGAAACCACGCCATTCCAGATACTGCGTGCCCGGGGCATCAAGGCACGTCCGGCACCGAGCAATGACTTCACGCTACGCCGGGAGGCAGTCGCGACGCCGCTGTCACGCCTGGTCGATGGCGAGCCGGGTTTGTTGATCTCGCCAAGCTGCACCGCGCTGCGCAAGGCAATGGGGGGAGGCTACTGCTACAAGCGCATACAGGTATCAGGCGATGAGCGCTTCCACGATAAGCCGGATAAGAACCAGTACAGTCACGTCGCCGATGCAGCGCAGTACCTCATGCTGGGAGCGGGTGAAGGCCGGGCGATCTTGAAGCACCACACCCCGGGGCCGAGCA